AGGCCTTGGGGGTGACCCTGACCGGGGCATGGATTCAGGGACTGTCCAAGGGCAGCGGCCGGAAGGGAGTCCTCTATCACCCCTTGGTCTACGGCTACCGACACCCCGGCACCCCCGGTGTCACTGACCCCACCTTCGGGAGCAAGCGACGCTCAGGGTTTGAGCGGTTCCACACCTGGGACTATCCCTACGGGGGTATCGAAGGCTGGATTGATCGCTTGGCTGACAAGGACCCAGAGCTACTGTCCAAGTGCTACCCCCAAACGGCCCCGCTCTTCCTCAAGAAGGAGCTGATGGAGGAGGAGATCATCCCACAGGTGGTGGCCCGAGAGAAACAAATTGAGGCGCTGCGTCTCATCCACGGAGCCACCCCCGACGAACATCGGAAGCGCTTCCCGATGAACATCAACCAGTGCGAGACTGGGTATGGCCGGTGCAGCTACTTCGAAGCCTGCCATGTCCCTGCCGTGCATCGTCACCCCCTGAAAGGAGGCGGCTACAAACCACGGCACCCACACCACAAGGCCGAGCAGGATATCCATGAACTCCTGAGTGGAGCCGAGCCGGGATAAGCGATGCCCAATCTATTTGTGTTGTGGCTGTTGTGCATGCTAGTGTTGGCGGTCCTAGTTGGACTGAACTTTCATAGTAAGGAGGACTGAGTGGCTGAGCAACCGCTCTCCCTACCGCAAGACCTATCCGTCCTGCTGTTCGGAGACACTGGACACGGCAAGTCAACCCTGATTGCCGAGCTGATTGAAGAACTGTACGTCACCCAGGGTACCACGGCAGCTGTCTTCCTGGCTGACCGTGGCTCCATCAAACCCTACAAAATTTTACAAGAGCATGGGGCCGTCACAGCCTACACCCCACAAGGGAACCCGTGGATGTGGATGCACCATGCGCTGCGCGGGGAGGTGCGCACCGAGGAAGGGAAGTATGAACCCGTCGCCAAGGAAGGTGTCGGGCTCATCGTGCACGAAGGACTCACGGCCTACGCTGAACTCCTGATGTCAGCGATGGCAACCATGTCCTCCAACGGTACCAACATCGGAGGGGAAGGGGCCTGGAACGTGGTCCTCCGAGAGGGGAAGGACATGCTCAAGGTGGGCACCAGTAACATGGCACACTACGGCATGGCCCAGCTCCAGATTCGTGAAGGGGTGCTGGCCCCCAAGCCTCCCGTCCCCCACATCTATACCGCTGGGGTCAGGCGGGGGGAGAGTGCAGCCAACACCCCAGTCCTAGGGCCGTTGGTGGTTGGGGAAGCCTTGACCGGACAGCTGCCACGCTGGATGGACTACACCTTCCGGTGTGCCATGACCAGTGGGAAGTATTACCTGCACCTGTCCCCCCATACCGACCAACACTTGGGGCCACGCACCGTGGTCCTGTCGAATCCCCGCCTCCCGAAGGCGGGAAAGGAGGTAGAGGTTCCACCATCAATTGAACCGGCGTCGCTTGTGAAAGCCCTACGTTTACTGGCTGCCCGTGAAGCGGCAGCTGCCAAAGAACTTTCTGCTAGATTGAAACAAAGGAGCACAGCTCAATGACATTTGATCCCAAAGGACTCAAAGGCCCCGACCCCACCCAGTGGGATGACCGTGAATTTGAAGGCCCCGTACCCGCTGGGCGCTACACGTTCAAGGCTCCGACTGAGTTTACCTTCATCGAAGATGAGGGCTACCTCGGCGTGGAGATGGACCTCGACATCGAGGACGCCCCCGAGGGGTACTACACCTCCATCCGGTACGTGAAGGCCAGCTTCAAGCCCAAGCGCAGCGGCAATGGCTCACGCTTGACCGACTACCTCAAGGCCTGCCAGCTGGAACCCTTGGCAGACAATGATGTGGACGCCGCAATGGATGCGGTGCGCTCCACGGCAGGCTGCCTGTTCGAAGCTGAAGTCTCGTGGCGCTGTTGGGACAAGGATGCCTCCGAGGTCCTGGCCAACAACTATCAGGACTTCCCCGATAACCCAGACAAGGCCGGGGAGAAACTCCCCTACGTGGTCAGCCCTACCTCTGGTAAAAAGGTCCCGGCACGGGCGAACATCTTCTACTTCGTCCGACCGTAGTGCACACCAAACCTGATGCCTGTCGAGGGTGTCCCCTCGATAACGCAGGCCAAGGGTTTATGTCTCTCGATGGGGAGGGCACCGCTGGTGTCCTCCTCGTCGGCGAGGCCCTCGGTGCTGAAGAAGCGCAGGCCGGTCGGCCCTTCGTGGGGCCAGCCGGTCGAGTGTTGAATGACTGCATTGCCCGTGCCGGGTTTGAGCGCAGTCAGTTCTCCCTCGCCAACGCGCTCTGGTGCCGCCCACCCCATAATGACATCACCCTCCCAGCTATTCCCAAGGCGTTAGCCAAGTGTTGGAAGACCCACCTGTACCCAGCTATTCAAGCCCTCCGCCCTCGGGTCATTGTCCCGCTAGGGAACACCGCCCTCCGCCAGTTCAAACCCGAAGGGGCCATCCTCGATACCCGAGGCTATGTCTCCTACTGGCGTAACCATCTGCTCCTCCCCTCGGTGCACCCAAGCTACATCCTGCGAGGCAACCCTAACTTCGAAGCGGTCCTCATCCATGACCTCCAGCTGGCCATGCGTATCACGACCGCCGGGTATCACCGGGCCACCACTACCTATGTCCTCGACCCGACCATCAGTGCAGCCACACGGTGGGCCCAGCATGAGCTGCGTGACCCCACCACCCCACTCGCCTTCGACATTGAAACCTCAGACAAGGCCAGGGATGAGGACGCCCTTGACCTCAAGGCGACCGGCCCCATCACACGTATCAGCTTTGCCTCTCGGGTGGGGAAAGCCCTGAGCCTGCGCGTGACCCGTGAGACCAAGCCTGTGATTACTACGCTGCTGGCCTCCCCGAACCCAAAGATTGTGTGGAACGCCGCCTTCGATTGCCCCCGCCTGAGCGCCAAAGGCTACACCATCAACGGCACGGTCTACGACGGGATGATTGCATGGCACGTGCTGCACTCTGACCTACCCAAGAGCCTGGGCTTTGCGGCCTCCCTGCTGCTGGACAATCAGCCACGCTGGAAGCACCTGAGCCGCCAGCACCCGGCGTACTACAACGCCATCGACAGTGACGCAGCACGCCGTATCACCATCAAGGCATGGGACCTGCTCAAAGCCGTGGGGATGTGGGACCTCTATCAGGAACAAATCGTGGAGTGTGAGCCAGTGTTCCAGCGCATGCAGCAGGCCGGGATGCCGGTCGATGCAGCCCTCCGCCAGACCCATGCCGAAACCCTGGACGTGCGCCTGCAGGATCTCGACGCCAAGATTCAAGCCGTCGTGCCAGCCCTGTTACGCACCGCCAAGCGCTTCAAGCAGGTCGAGGCTGCCCAACGCAAATACCCTGAAGGGTCATTGATTGCTGTGACTGAAGCGCTCAAGCACTGTCCTGCCTGTGGCAAGCAAGGGAAGCTGACCGGCCGCCATCCCTGTAAGGTTCCCTTCACCACGGTCATGGTCCCAACCCAGGCCTGGGAGGTCCCCCAACCTTTCGTTGCCAGCTGGCAGAACATCCAGCGCTGGCAGGATTTCCACAAGCACCAAGCCATTCGACGCAAGGGGAAGCGCACCACGGATGAGAGTGCCTTGCGTGCCCTCCTGCTACGTCACCCTGACGACCCACTCTACCCCCTCATCCTCGACTACCGGGAGGTGCAGAAGCTCGCTGGCACCTACATCGGGAAGCTCGATGCGGGGCAGGTGGTCGGTGGACTCCCGGTCCATGCCGATGGACGGTGCCACCCCACCATCACCAACAACCCAGACACCTTACGCACCTCGATGGTGAACCCCAACCTGCAACAAATTCCCCACGGAGGTGGGCTGCAAGGACTGGTCAAGGATATCTTCGTGGCCCCGAAGGGCTCCGTGTTCTGGGAGCTGGACTACACCGGTATCGAAGCCCTGCTTGTGGGCTACTTTGCGCGCAGCCCCAAGCTCATTCGCCTGGCCCGTATGGGGGTACACGACTACGTCAACGCCTATGCCCTCCATCACCTGGACAAAAAAATTCCAGCTACTGACCTGCCCCAGCTGGAGTGGGATGATGACACCCTGCGGGCCAGCCTCAAACAATTCAAGCGGCAGTTCCCCAGAGAACGCTTCGTGCGGAAGCGGCTGGTGCATGGGCACCACTACATGATGGGCCCCTTCAAGGCACAAGAGGTGCTGCTCAAGGAACTCAACCGGGTGGTGCCAGTCAAGGACATCAAGGCCTTCTTCCAGTTCTACGATGAACTCTTCCCAGAGATTACCACCTGGCAACAAGGGCTGTGCCTCAGTGTGGACGGGACCGAGAGTGGGCATGACCCTGGGCTCGGTATCACCGCTGGGGCAGGGTGGGTACGCAACCCCTCGGGCATGATTCACCGGTACTTCCGCGTGCTGTCCTGGACCCGTGTCTCGGATGACAGCTGGACCTGGACCTATGGCCCCTCGGCCAAGGCCCTGGTGGCCTTCAACCCACAACATGCAGCCGCTGCGATCGGACGGCGTGCGGTCTGTGCGGTGGCCAAGCACTCCCCGAGTGCCCTCAAATCCCTCCGCCTGTTCATCCACGACTCCTTGGTAGGGGAATGCCCCCGAGCCGAGGCCCCGTACATCATCAACAAAGTACGCCAGATCATGGAGCAACCTGTGACCTGGCTTCCCCTCCCCCCTGAATGGCGCATGGGCACACACCTTGCCATTGATGTCGAGGCTCAGTGGGGTCCAGCGTGGGGCGCAATGAAACTCTATGGAGACTAAGATGCTGACACAACTTGGAGCGAATGTCTTGATGGTAGGCCTGGTGGGGGCTGCCGTGTGGGGGGTTGACGCCTACCCCTACCCTACCTTGGGGGCCGCCTTCCTGGCCGGGGTCCTGGCTGCCTTGAGTGCGGTGTATGGCGTGCGGATTGTACCGCTAAAGAGTGGGTGGAGTGCGCGTCAGGGGCCCCGTACGACACCGTCTTCGACACCCCACCCTGGTGAAGGCTGAGCCTCTGTAGTATATCAAAGGAGCGAAGCTGCCAAGAGCCCAATCCCCCACGTGACCAGGCCTCCGACTGCCCCCCACGTGACGGCTCGGGTACGGAGCACCGCTACCGCCAGGTGAATCTCGGAGACATCCTTCTGGAGATGCTGCATCCCAGCGTCCAACCGCTTGAGCTCGGCCAGGACTAGCTGTTGGTACTCGGCCCATCCGTTGTCAGGCATCAGCGTCGGGCCTGATTCAGGTGCGCGAGTCGACGCTGCATGGTGGCTGAGCCTCCTGGGCCTACAGGAGGAGCATCCGAAAAGCCCCCAGCCTTGAATTGTTCAATCATCTGGAAGCGCTCGATTGGGCTGTATTGTCCCCACACCCCACTGTCCATCAACATCTTCACAAACTCATACACCCTGCGATTCCGTTCCCCAGCCCCCGCCTGCACAATCTCCTCCTGCTGCCGACGCACCACCCCAGTCAGCGGCCGTCCCCCTTCCTCCTGCAAAGTCAGCGAGGTTGTGGGGCGTGCCGTCTGTGCCTGCATGGGGAAGGTCAGGGGGTCTTCGGACCCGTAGTCCTGCAGGGCTTGCAGCACCTCGCCCATGGGGGTGTTGATGTTCGGCAGGTCAGCAGGCTTCATGGCCTGATAGGTGGGGAAGAACGTCTGGAGCAGGGCATTCTTACCCAGGGCCTTGGCTGCCCCCCAGGCAGAGGGGTCGGCCTCGCCTCCCTGTATAAGCTGCTGCCACCAGGCCGCCTCGGCCTCCGGGGGCCTGAACTGGGCTATCCCCTCAGCCGAGGGCGGCAAGTCCTGCCAGCCTCCAGGCTCAGGAAAAATCTTGAAGGGGCTGGTTTGGGGATCAAACGCCCGCTGCCCAAAACGGTTCAGGGAAGCCAGCGGCTTTTCAGGGAGGTCTGTCGCAAATGGAGAAGCAGTAGCTAGCTCAGCCACAGCCCCTAACAACGTGGGGTGATTCTTGCGTACCCACCCCAAGACTTGCCCCGTGGGTGACTGCATGTCAATGCGCCCATCAAGCATCGCACGCTCAAGCTGTGCCGAGGATGTCACACGCCCCTCAGCAGTCGGGTCAAAGGCCCCAGCAATATCACGCAGCATGGAGGGGGTGAAGAGCCGTGTGACTGTGGACGCTATCCCAGGAAGGGTTTTCAGGTCTCCCAAGGGGCGCTCCAGATCAATAGGA